GCAGTTATATCTTACCTAGAACATACCATATCAAGTTCAGTAGACAAGTAAATGGATCTTATAACACTGGATTTTGAAACCTACTACGCTACTGACTACGGTCTTAGGAAGTTTACTACGGAGGAATACATCCGGCATAAGTCTTTCGAGGTCATAGGCGTTAGTGTAAAGGTTAACTCCGAAGAAGCCGTTTGGTTCTCAGGTACTAAGGAACAGACCAAGCGGTTCTTAGATGGTTATAACTGGGGTTGCGTTGCTATTGCTCATAATGCTGTGTTCGATATGGCTATACTTAACTGGCACTTTGATATACGACCCAAGCGTATTGCGGATACTCTATCAATGGCAAGAGCCCTACATGGTACAGAAGTAGGTGGTAGCCTTGATGCGTTAGTAACGCACTATGGCTTGGGAGTTAAGGGTAAGGAAGTACTAAACGCACTAGGTAAGCATCGCATAGACTTCACTGCTGAAGAACTGGAAAGGTATGGTGAGTATTGCAAGAACGATTCAGAGTTAACCCATAAGCTGTTCGGGGTACTAGGTTTCAACTTCCCAGTTTCCGAACTTAGACTTATTGATCTGACGGTTCGTATGTTCACCGAGCCTACATTGAGTCTTGATGCGGCTAAGCTGACCGACCACTTACAAAATGTACAGATAAAGAAAGCCAAACTTATGGAAAGGCTTAAGGAAACTAAGGCTGATCTACTGAGTAACCTCAAGTTTGCAGAACTGCTTAAGCTGCTAGGGGTAGAGCCCCCGATGAAGATAAGCCCTGCCACTGGTAAGGATACTTATGCCTTCGCTAAGAGCGACGAGGCGTTCAAAGCACTATTGGAACACGAGAACACTTATGTACAGACCCTTGTGGCTGCTAGGCTAGGGGTTAAGTCTACGCTTGAAGAAACTAGAACTGAACGATTTATAGGCATAGCCAAGCGGGGGTTATTGCCCGTACCACTACGCTACTACGCCGCACATACAGGGCGTTGGGGTGGTGATGACAAGGTTAACATGCAGAACCTAACCCGCAAGTCCCCACTCAAGCACGCTATATGTGTCCCCAAAGGCTTTGTCCTTGTTGACTCCGACTCTAGCCAGATTGAAGCTAGGACGTTGGCTTGGCTTGCCGGACAGGATGACTTGGTAGAGGCGTTTGAGAAGGGCGAGGATGTGTACTCCATCATGGCTGCTGCCATATACAACAAGCCTATAGCCGAGGTAACTAAGGATGAACGGTTTGTAGGTAAGACTACTATTCTAGGTGCAGGGTATGGCATGGGTGCGGCTAAGTTTAAGGCACAGCTAAAGACCTTCGGGGTGGATATAACTGAGGAACAGGCTAGTGGTATCATTCATGTCTACCGTGAAACATACCCCAAAATACCCGCGTTATGGAGACAGGCATCAAGGGCGTTAGAGGCTATAAAGGGCGACCAGTCAGCACCGCTAGGGCTTGATGGGGTGCTAATAGTTAGGGGTACTGTAGGTATCCAGCTACCTAACGGGTTGTACCTCAAGTACCCAAACCTACGTGATTGGGCTAATTCCAGCGGTAAACTAGAGCAGGTGTACGACACCAAGAAGGGTAAGGCACTGATACCAAACCGTATCTACGGGGGTAAGGTGATAGAGAACGTATGCCAAGCCCTTGCACGCATTGTAATAGGTGAACAGATGCTGGCGATAAACAGCGGTTACAAGGTGGTGATGACTGTACACGATGCTATAGCTTGCTTAGTACCAGTAGAAGAAGCGGATGAAGGCAAGGCGTTCGTTGAAGGTTGTATGAGGGTTCGCCCTACATGGGCACAGGGGTTACCACTGAACTGCGAGGCGGGGATGGGTCTAACCTATGGGGACTGTTAACTTAAAATATAGGGATTGTAAACTTATGGAGATGCACTACCCAGTAGGAAGTCAGTACGCCGATTTGATAGGTACTGGATCATTGGTGGGGTTTGCCAATGAGATACTGAAAGCAACAGTGCAATTCCGTGCAAAGCGAGATGCGGCCTTAGCTATTATTGCTGCTAAAACTATAGCACTACGTGAGTACAAGCGTGTGAGTAGGGCTAAGCCCGTTAAGCGTGAGACTAAGGCTATGCAGGTTATAGAGAGATACATCAGGAGGAAGCCGGGGGCTACTCGTGGCGAGATCATAATCAAGGCACTAGATAAGTTTAGTGCTGGAATTTCCGCAAGTTCAGTTGGGTATAGTATAAAAGCCCTAGTGGATCAGGGTAGGGTTAGATACATAGGGTCAACTGGCTACCGTAAGTATTTCATAGTAGAGGCTAAGCCATGAGAGATTGGGAAGTTGAGATGGTTATAGATGGTGTAGTCATATCATGCAGCATGGTGGGTGAAACTGCCGCAGACGTTATAGAAGAAATACTAAGCAACGAGGATAACGTAGAGATAAGGAAGATACGGCTGGTATTAAGGACAGTATGATATTCACTACTTACCCAGTGCTAACAAATCCTGATCTATGGAAACGGTGCAACAACTGCTTAGTGCATAGGCTAATAGAAGGTGGCGTAACTACTAAGGGTAAGTTCCGTTGTGCCAAGTGCGTAAAGTTAAGGAGAGAAGCGATGATACAAATTAAGGAGCGTAAAAATGCGAAAGTGGGGCAATAGCAGTGAACACAATGAAACATTAATGTACATACTCGCACTGGGGGGTACAGTCGTGGCACTACTAGCCCTGCTTGGTGCTATCTATTTGGTAGATATAGTGAGGGCGTTATGAGCACATATAGGGAAGATACATCAGTGGTGAAGATAGGTCTGAATTTCTACAAGACGCTACATGGCTTTAATGGCTGTAATAATCTACACCAGACAAGTGTAGAGATCTTTGACAGAGAGGAAGATCAGAAAACAGGACTGCACGTAGTAGCGAGACGTGGGAAACAATTGCTTGTTGATGAAGATATGAGTAACAACCCTAGCTCGAGGAGGCAGGGTTTAAAAATAAATTTTATCTGCGAATGTTGTGAGGCTAAAGTACACACGTTAAATATAGTCCAGCACAAGGGATCGACACTCATGTTTTGGAGTGAATAGTATGACTAAAAACCAAGAATGGGAGGCGTACCTCTACGAGCAAGGCGAAGCAACAGAAGAACCCATGAACGAGGTGAAGGCATTGCGGTTGGCGGCTGGACTTACTCAGCGTGAACTAAGCGTAGCAACTGCTATCTTCCCACTAGACGTAATAGTAAATGCGGAACTTGGTGAGGCACTAACTAAAACACAGTGGGGGGTTGTACAGTACGTGTGCAACGACAGGATAAATATATTTAAACGAGATGCGGGATTAACGATTAAGTTGGGCTAGGCAGACATGCTGAAAATATCTTGCGGGATTCTGCGTCGGGAAACCCAGTAATCTCGATAGATAACCGCCTGACTTATTCACTTTGGAGAAACGTATGAACGAAGAAGAACAAAGGAAAGCAGATGAAGCCGCTTGGTCTGAGGATAGGATTGCTTGTGCTGCCATTAGGGATGCTGATTTGGATGCTGCTAAGAATGATATTCGTGGTATAGATGCTGCTTATTCTAGGTACACTTTTGCTTGTATAGCTATTGATGACCGTTGGGATGCGGCTAGGGCTAAGAGAGAGGCGTGGGGCGTATGAGTGATAGCAGAGACGAACTAGCAGCAATGGCAATGATGGCATTAGTTATTAAGTACGGTTACAAGTGGGGCGATGATGAAGAAGAGCAACGTATGAAGGGTGCGGAGACTGCATACAAGATAGCAGACACTATGATTAAATATAAAAAGGGGTACGGAAATGGAAAATAAAATCAATGACTCGCCTAACTTGTGGGGTGAAGAATTCCAACCCCTAGAGCAAGTAACTCGCCCCACAGTTCCTACTAACCAAGCGGCTTATTATCTTAACAGGAGACCCCAAACAATGAGGTCGTGGGCTAGTTCGCAGAACGGTCCAATTAGCCCAATTAGAGTGAACGGAAGACTAGCGTGGAAAATCGAAGATATACGTACTGTTCTGGAGATGAATAAAAATGGATAATGAACTAGATGAACTACGCGATGAGGTACGTAAGTATATGCAAGACGAAGAAGAAGCACTAGGATGAATATGTATCAGTACATGATCGCTATAGTTATAGGCGTAGTGTTACTTATAGGTATGGCACTGGGTGGTTTAGTTGTGATGATACTAGGAGGATAAATGGCAGCGAACGATAATCAAGTAAGCGGCACGCATTACAAAGATAAGGACATTCAACCTTGGGACTACATAGCTGCTAACAAGCTAGGTTACTTTGAAGGCAACGTAGTGAAATATGTTAGTAGGTGGAAGAGCAAGGGTGGTCTAGAAGATCTAAAGAAGGCTAGGCACTACCTCGATAAGCTAATAGAGTTGAATAGATAAGTGAATAGATAAGTGAATAGATAAGTGAATAGCTAAGGAGGGGATCATGGAAACATTACTGCTGTGGTTAAGTCTGGTAGTGTACTTTGAATCAAGAGGTGAACCCGCTGTATGTCAGCAAGCAGTAGCGCATGTGGTGCTTAACCGCACTAAGGATGGGGATGTAGCTAAGACGGTACTAGCACCTTACCAATTCTCATGGGTTCCTGAGAAGATGCACAATGGCATACTGAAACCTGAGCATAGACCCAACAAAGAATCCCCTGCATGGAAGCAAGCAGTAGAGTCAGCATTGAAGGCTATATACACAGTAGACTTTTACGAGGCTACCCACTTCCATGCAACGTACATAGCCAAGCCTAAGAGTTGGTCTAATTTGAAATTGGTACATACCTGTGGTCAACATCATTTTTATAAAGAGATAGCGTGAGGGGAGTAAAGAAGGAAGTTGATCCTGCAAGCGAAAGGATGAGGTTGTACCTAGCTGGACGAAGAGACTGGGTTTCGCAGAAGCACCTTGCTAGATATTTTATTGTAAGCAGGGGGAAGGTTACTACTT